TCAAGAAGAAGTACACAAGAACAGAAAACGTTTTAATGTTCTAGTTTGTCATAGACGATTTGGAAAAAGTGTACTTTCAATAAACGAATTAATTAAAACAGCAGCAGACAAACCTAGGAGTTTATGTGCATTCATAGCTCCGACTTATAGACAAGGTAAAGCTATTGCTTGGGAATATTTAAAATTTTATACAAAACCACTAATGCAGTTTGGTGGTAGTAGGAATGAAACTGAATTAAGAATAGATCTCTTTAATGGAGCAAGAATTCAAATATTTGGTGCAGACAATCCAGATTCAATTCGAGGAATGGGTTTTGATGCAGTCGTCTTAGACGAATATGCTATCATGGCTCCTCGAGTATGGACTGAAATTGTAAGACCTGCAGTGGCTGATAAATTAGGATGGGTACTATTTATCGGAACACCAATGGGGCATAATCAATTCTGGGAAGTATTTGACTATGCTCAACGAGGTCATAAAGATTGGTATGGGAAACTATATCGAGCTTCTGATACCAACGTCATTCCAGAGGAGGAACTGGAGCAGGCACGTGCAATCATGACGCCTGAGCAGTTTGAACAAGAATTTGAATGTTCGTTTACTGCAGCAGTGTCAGGAAGTTATTATGGACGTCTAATAACTAAAGCCGATAAGGATGGAAGAATTGGCTACGTGCCTGTAGACGAAAATGTAGGTGTGGAAACCTGGTGGGATTTGGGGATCGGAGATAGTACAGCTATTTGGTTTGCACAAAGAGTTGGACAAGAGGTACACCTAATAGACTATTATGAAAACTCAGGAGAATCATTAGCACATTATGTTGATATACTTTCTGATAAAGGGTACGCCTATTCTGACCACATTGCTCCCCATGATATAATGGCGAGAGAATTAGGAACAGGTAAATCTAGATATGAAGTTGCACAAGAATTAGGTTTAGAATTTCAAGTAGCTCCAAAACTAGAAGTAGATCATGGTATCGAATCTGTAAGAAACTATTTACCAGATTGTTGGTTTGATAGAACAAAATGTAAACAAGGATTAGATGCTTTAAGACAATATAGAAAACAATGGGATGAGAAGAACCAAGTTTTTAAAAATAAACCTCTCCATGATTGGTGTTCACACGCAAGTGATGCGTTTAGGTATGGATGTGTATCCGAACCTTTAGATACATCAGAATGGGATAAACCAATTAGGGTAGATACGAAATACGTAGTATGAAGAAACAAAAAAAATCAGAACAGGAAATATTATCAATTCTAGCAAAAGAAATACATAATTCATCAGGTTATATTGGTGGAGAAATTGTAGCTAGAAGAAAAAAATCATTAGAATATTATTTAGGTAATCCTCTTGGAAATGAACAAGAAGGAAGATCGCAAGTAGTTTCTAATGATGTAATGGATACTGTTGAAAGTTTAATGCCATCTCTTATGAAGATATTTACTTCAGGAGATAATGTATTTTCATGTGAAGGTGTAGGACCTGAAGATGAAGAAATGGCAAGACAAGCATCAGATTATTTAAACCATGTTTTCTTAAAAGATAATAATGGATTTACAGCATTATATACTGCATTTAAAGATGCACTAATTCAAAAGAATGGAATTTTAAAAGTTTATTGGGATGATTCTCAAAAAGTTGAAAGAGAAGAATATACAAGATTAACTGATGATGAGTTTAATGATTTAGTTTCTGATGTTCAGGTTAAAGTTTCTAATCATACTGATTACAAAGAACCTATTACAGATGATGCAGGTAAAGAAATAGATAAAGTTACTTTACATGATGTTGTTATTCATAGAACAAAATTATATGGACAAGTAAAAATAGAACCAGTTCCACCTGAAGAATTTTTAATTGAAAGAAGATGTAAATCTATTGATACAGCAAATTTTGTTGCACATAGAGTTAATAAAACTAAAACAGAATTAGTTGAAATGGGATATGATCCTGATTTAGTTTATTCGTTACCAACTGGAGATGGTGAAACTTATTCGGAAGATAAATATGTTAGACATCAGAATATTGACTTTGGTAAAGGTGAATCTTCTGGAGATAAATCTACTGACATGGTTTTAATTCATGAGTGTTATATTAGAATGGATGCAGATGGTGATGGTAGAGCAGAATTATTAAAAGTATGTGTAGCAGGTGATGGCAAGAAATTATTAGATGTAATGGAAGTAGATACAATTCCATTTATTTCTATGACACCTGTTATCATGCCTCACAGATTTCATGGTAGATCTATTGCAGAATTAGTTGAAGATATTCAATTAATTAAATCTACTGTTATGAGACAAATGTTAGACAATATGTATCTAACAAATAACAATAGAGTTGCAATACAAGATGGGCAAGTAGCTATGGACGATCTATTAACTAATCGTCCTGGAGGAATTGTTAGAACTAAACAACCACCTCAAAATGTTATGATGCCTATCCAGGCACAACCAATTACAGAACAAGCTAGTGGTATGTTAGGTTATTTAGATTCAGTAAAAGAATCTAGAACTGGTGTAAGTAAAACTTCACAAGGTTTAAATGCAGATGCATTAAATAATAAAACAGCTACAGGTCAAAACCAAATGTTAACTCAATCTCAAATGAGAATGGAGTTGATTGCAAGAATTTTTGCTGAAACTGGAGTTAAAGATTTAGCAGTTAAAATGTTTGAATTGATATGTAAATATCAACAAAAAGAAAAAATCGTAAGAATCAGAGGTAAATATATACCAATGAGACCTTACGAATGGAAAGATAGAGTTAACGTTACTATCCATGTTGGATTAGGAACAGGATCAAAAGAACAACAATTGATCTTAGTTAATGCTATTTTAGAAAGACAAATGCAGGCTATAAACCTTCAACAAAATGTTTATGGTCCTATGGTTAATTTAAGAAACATATATAATTCTTTAAAGAAACTTGTTGAAAATGCAGGTCTAAATAGTATAGAACCTTTCTTTATGGATCCAGATGTTGGAGCAGCTCAAATGCCTCAACTTCCACCTAAACCACCTACTGAATTCGAGAAGGTGACTTTAGCTCAGGTTCAAGGTGAAAACCAAAGAGCACAGCTAAAAGCTCAGGTAGAAGAAAAACGTATAGAAGCACAAATGAGACAAGAGCTATTAGAGTTTGAATTAAAGATCAAAGAAATAGAGCTTCAATATGGAACTAAAATTGATGAACTTGAATTGAAACGAAGATCTATGTTAGAACAAACTGATCTTCAAAAATCAGGTGATTTAATGAAAGAAATAATTAAAGGACAACAACAATTCTTCAATGGAAAAGGACAAACAAATACGCCTGGGGAAACGAGCAGAAGTGCTCCTAAACGATCCCCTGCTAAAACAGGCGTTTGAAGATCTTCTTGAAATATATAAACAAGAAATCTTTAATACAAAATTCGCTGAGTCAGAAAAACGTACTTACCTTTGGGTAGCCTACAATCTTGTAGACAAAATCAAAGGTCATTTACAAAGTATAATGGCTAGTGGAAAACTAACTCAACAAGAGTTAGATCAATTAAATAAACGAAGTTAATCTAACGAAACTTCAAATACGTCAACCAACAAGAAAGGAACGTTATGGCAGAAGCCGAAAACCTTAAAGGTGCTGCAGACAAAATCGCTGGTATCTTGGAACCGAAAGGTCAACCAGAAAAGAAACCAGAAGAACCAAAAGCAGAACCATCAGAAGCTCCTGAGAAACAGGAAGTTCAAAATAGTCAAGCTGAGTCTGAAGCAACTAACGAACAAGCATCTGAAAATACTGAGACAGAAGAAACTACAACAGAATTACAAGAGGAACCAAATCTCCACCAGGTAAAAGTACAAGGTCAAGAGATAGAGGTCAGCCTCGATGAGCTGAAAGCAGGTTATTCTAGAGACTCAGATTACCGACAAAAAACTCATAACTTAGGCATTGAAAAGCGTGAGCTTGATAGCCAAAGAGAGAGTTTGCGTCAAACTTATGAAACTCGATTATCAGAACT